TGGGTTCGTTGACAATACTAGCGCAGCTACTTTCATTCCAGAAATTTGGAGTGACGAGATTATTGCTGCGTACCAAAAGAACCTCGTCTTGGCAAACCTTGTCAAGAAGATGTCTATGGCTGGTAAGAAAGGTGACACGATCCATGTGCCTAAGCCTGTCCGTGGTGACGCTCACGCTAAAGCTGAGAACACTGCTGTAACGGTTCAGAACGCTACGGAAAGTGAAGTTCAAATTTCTATTAACAAGCACTTTGAATACTCACGTTTGATTGAAGACATTACGGACGTACAGGCTCTTAGCTCACTGCGTCAGTTCTACACGGAAGACGCTGGCTACGCTTTGGCGAAGCAAGTTGACACTGACCTGCACAGCTTGGCTACTGGCCTTGGTACTTCAGGTACTTCTTCTACAACTTACCTGAACAATGCTGGTACGTTCTTCGTAGATGCCTCTAATGGCTTGTCTACTTACACGGCTGACACGGTTGTCCCTGCTGACGTATTTACCGACGCTGGTTTCCGTGGCATTATTCAGAAGCTGGACGATCAAGATGTACCAATGGAAAACCGTTGCTTCATCATTCCTCCTTCAGTTCGCAACACCATCATGGGCATTGATCGTTACGTAAGCTCTGACTTCGTAAACAACGGTCAAGTCACCAATGGTCAGATTGGTCAACTGTACGGCATTGACGTATTTGTTAGCACCAACTGCCCTGTTGTTGAAGCTGCTGGTGATAACTCTGCTTCTGCTGTAGACTCTCTGGGCGCTCTGTTGATCCAGAAGGATGCAATTGTAATGGCTGAACAACTGGGTGTTCGCTCTCAGACTCAGTACAAGCAAGAGTTCCTTGCTAACCTGTTCACCTCAGACACTCTGTATGGCGTTGCTGTACTGCGTCCTGAGTCAGGTTTGACTTTGGTTGTTCCTAAGTAATAACCATCTAACTGGGGGCTGCTACGGTGGCCCCTAGTTTTATTGAGGTAGCTGAGTATGAGCATAGTAGCTAGTTTGGTCGGCCCAGTATCAGGGCTGCTTGATAAGTTTATTGAGGACAAAGACCAGAAGAATGCTTTGGCTCACGAGATTGCTACCATGTCTGAGCGTCATGCTCAAGAGTTAGCTAAAGGTCAGCTAGAAGTAAACAAAGTAGAGGCAGGACACTCTAGTTTATTTGTTTCTGGATGGCGACCCTTTATTGGCTGGACATGTGGATTAGGCATGTTTGGTAACTTTATCACAATTCCATTTGCTAACTTCGTATTAGCTCTAGCAGCTATAGACATTGTTATTCCTCTTGTACCTTTAGAAACTATGATGCCTGTCCTTATGGGCATGTTAGGTTTGGGCGCAATGCGCTCATTTGAGAAGACAAGGAAATAAGTAGCTGATGAAGATTGATTTAGGAAGCATGGGTCTAAACCAAGAAACGCTAGACCGTCTAGCAAGCGGTTACCAAGACTTTGGCCCACGCACTCCGTTTACTGATTGGCGTAATGCTGCCAATGAGTTAGCTAGGGAGTCTGAAGAAGAAGTAGCTGAACGTGCAATAGAGCTATACAACGAAGTAGATCCCGGCAGAGGTAGAGCTATAGGAGGTTCTACTGCTGACTTAGCTTATAAGGAAATTGTACAAGAGCCTAACGCTGCTGCATGGATGGATGTCTACAATAGCAAAGGGCTGTCTCCTTACAAAGTTGATCCTGTATCTGGAGAAAAAGTTTACATAAATACTCCTGCTGGAGTTAACCTTATTGACTTATTACAAGGTCAAGATAAACAAGAGTACCTAGCTAAGAAAGCAGCAGGGTTTGATGAGCGTTTAACAAACACTCCTTACAATGCAACAACAGGTCTTTATGGTTCTGGAGCAGGGGACTACGGCACTAGAGTAATTCCTGAGACACCTTCTAATTTGCAAAAGGCATTGTCAAGTCCTGCAGCCAGTATTCTATCTTCGTTTATTCCCGGTGGGCCAGTATTACTTACTGGCGCTAAAGTTCTTGCAGGTACAGATGTAGGTCTTATGGAAGCAGCAGGAGCAGTTGCTGGCGCTACTAAACTTGCAGGCACACCTACAGCAACAGCGTTAGCTGACAACATAGAGTTTACTGCAGCAGTTGCTTCAGGTAATCCTGCGTTAGCTGTGCTAAACAAAGGTACAGATCTTGTTAATGAAAAGGGTGAAGTAGTTGGTAGAACAACCCTTGGTAAAAAATACACTACAGACGCTCTTGAAAAAGCAGGTTTAACTGATAAGATTTTATCAAAAGAATACAACATAAACCAAGATGATTTAGTTGAAGGTTTAGTCAGGACTGAAAAAGAATTAGTGAAAGGTTCTTCTCTTGATGATGCTCTGTTAAAAGGTTTAGGAACTTATGTTAAAGAAGGCGGATCTTTAAGCGGACTACCTAATCTACCTGACTTACCAAATCTTAACCTAGCATTTAAGACACCTGAGTTAATTAAAGAAGCAGAGGATGTTGTAAGAGCAGTGGGGTCAGCTACTGAAGATGTAGCTAGAGTAGTAGGGTCAGCTATTGACCAGCCTGTTCAAGCTATAAAGGAAGGAGCCGAAGCTATATATGAGTCTTTAGAAGCTCCTCAGTTTTCTTCAGTAGATGTAGACTTTCCTTCAGTAGATGTAGATTTACCATCGGTAGATGTAGACTTTCCTTCAGTAGATGTAGATTTACCATCAGTAGATGTAGATTTACCATCAGTAGGTTTACCTTCACCATCTATAGGACTAGCTATATCACAACCTCAATCTACTAAAGGTGTTACAGAAAGTGTGTTTGAAGATTTCCTATTTGAAAAGAAATATCAAGCTCCTGAATTAATACAACGTACAGTACCACTAGCGCAATACACAGCGCCTCAAGGAATGTTTAGGAATATAGTATGAGTACCAGTTATTTGAACATAGTCAACGAGGTACTACGTAGGCTACGAGAAGAAGAAGTATCCACGATTACACAGAACACCTACAGCAAGATGGTAGGAGACTTTGTTAACGATGCAAAGCAAATAGTGGGAGACTCACATGATTGGTCTACACTACGTACAACTGTTGTAGTGCCTACTGTAGCAGATACTACAGAATATAGCTTGACAAATGCTGGAGAACGTGTTAAAATATATAGTGCTATAAACGACACATCAAACTTTTTTATGCGTTATGAGTCACCTAATTGGTTTAACAACGCATATTATATTTCTGGTGAAGTTACAGGGACTCCAGATTCATATACATTTGATGGTATTGATACTAACGGCGATACTAAAGTAAGAGTATATCCTAATCCATCAGGAGTGTTTAACTTACGCTTTGACCTTATAGCCAGAGAAGCTGAACTAACTTTAGATACAGATACTACAGTATTACCTAAGAATGCTATAGTACACAACGCTGTAGCTTTGTTGGCTAGAGAGCGTGGTGAGACAGGCGGTACTACTGCACAAGATTATTTCTTAATTGCAGACAAGCATCTTTCAGACGCTATTGCATTAGATGCCTATAAGAATCCTGAAGAATTTATCTATAGAGTACCCTAATGGCGCAGCAGAGAGAACACATATACATTGCTGCTCCGGGATTCAAGGGTCTTAATACACAAGACTCTCCTGTAGCTCAAGATGCTACCTTTGCTGCTATTGCTGAAAACATGGTGATAGACAAGTTTGGTCGTATTGGTGCGCGTAAAGGTCTCAAGAAACTAACAAGCAGTGCTACTCCTTTGGGGTCTAGTGTTGGCATAGAGTCTATCTTTGAGTATGTAGATCAAAGCGGTGACAAAGTAGTGTTTTCTACCGGTAACAACAAAGTGTTTACTGGAACCACTACACTGACCGATGTTACTCCTAGTGGCTACACGCCTACGGCAAACAATTGGAAAATAATAAACTTTAACAATCATGCTTACTTCTTTCAAAGAGGACATGAGCCGTTAATCTACACCGATGAGTCTGGCTCTGGTGTTCTTGATAATATAAGCGACCATAGTCACTCTACAGGCACAGCACCACAAGCCAATGAAGCCCTAGCAGCCTTTGGTCGTGTGTGGGTTGCTGACGTTACTGGTAACAAGCATACTGTTTACTGGTCTGACACACTTAACGGACATGCGTGGACAGGAGGTACTTCAGGTTCTTTAGATATTACAACTGTATGGCCTACAGGACATGATGAGATTGTAGCGTTATCAGAGTTTAACGACTTTTTAGTTATCTTTGGTAAGCGTAGTATTATCCTGTACTCTGGTGCTAGTTCACCGTCTAGTATGGCGCTAGCTGATGTCATTACTAACATTGGCTGTATTGCTAGAGACAGCGTACAGTCCACAGGATCAGACCTTATATTCTTGTCTGACTCTGGTGTCCGTAGCTTGGGCAGAGTTATACAAGAGAAGTCTAACCCTATTGGTGACGTATCTGTAAATGTACGTGATGACTTAGTGCAGGCAGCAGCAGTAGAAACAGGTAATATCAAGTCAGTCTACAGTGAAGAGAATGCTTTTTACTTACTAATCTTACCTGAAGTTAACAACCTTGTGTTCTGCTTTGACATGCGTGGTAAGCTAGAGAATGGCTCTAATAGGGTAACTACATGGCCGTTTACTGGTATCTTGTGTGCTGCAACTACAGACAATAACGAAGTTTACTTTGGTAACTCTAAAGGTATTAATGAATACTCTGGTTTTCTAGACGATACTTCTACTTACACAATGAAGTACTACACCAATGCTTTGTCATTTGGTGACGCTAGTAAGCTAAAGATTCTAAAAGAAATAACATTTACTATTGTAGGTGGTCAAGGCACAGACCTGTTGTTAAACTGGGGTTACGATTATACTGAAGGATACACCAAGCAACTGTTAACAGTAGACGATGCGTCTATTGCAGAGTACGGTATTTCTGAGTACAACGTAGCAACCTCACAGTACAACGCATCTATTATTGTAAACAAAGCAACAACTAAAGCTACTGGATCTGGCAGAGTAGTTACTATTGGTTTAGATGCCACAATTAATGACAAGTCATTTTCAATACAAGATGTAAACATTGAAGCATTCATAGGTAGAACAATTTAATGAGTAATTATACTAAGACTACAAACTTTGCAGCAAAGGACTCACTACCTTCAGGTAACGCTGCTAAAATTGTTAAAGGCGCTGAGATTGACACAGAGTTCAATAACATTGCTACTGCATCAGCAACTAAAGCAGACATAGCTGGCCCTACGTTTACAGGTACTGTGACTATACCCACTGTAGATCTAAACGGTGGTGCTATAGACGGGACTACTGTAGGTGCATCTACGGCTGCTGCTATTACAGGTACAACCATTGTAGCTAACACTAGCATTAACATTGCTGGTGATGGGGCTACTGTAACTGGTATTAAAGATGAAGACGATATGTCTTCCAACAGTGCAACTAAACTAGCTACACAACAGTCAATCAAAGCCTACGTAGACTCACAGGTAACTGCACAGGATCTTGATGTAACTGATGGTTCTGCAAGTATTGACATTGACCTAGACTCTGAGTCTCTAGGTATCTTAGGTGGCACAGGTATTGACTCTACTGCTTCTGGCACTGGAGTTACTCTAGCTATTGACAGCACTGTAACTACCCTTACAGGTACGCAAACGCTAACCAATAAGACTCTTACGTCACCTACTCTTAACACACCTACCATTGGTACTTCGTTTACTATTGGCTCCGCTACGATCACTGAAGCAGAACTGGAGATTCTGGACGGTGCTACAGTAACTACAGCAGAGCTAAATGTACTGGACGGTATCACCAGCACTACTGCTGAGTTAAACATTCTTGATGGTGTAACGTCTACCACAGCAGAACTTAACATCTTAGATGGCGTTACTTCTACTGCTGCTGAACTTAATATCCTAGATGGTGTGACAAGCACTACTGCTGAACTAAATATCCTAGATGGTGTTACAAGCACGACAGCAGAGTTAAACATTCTTGATGGTGTGACTGCCACTACAGCAGAACTAAACCTGCTGGATGGAGTTACTGCTACCACAGCAGAACTAAACTACGTTGACGGTGTTACTTCTAATGTACAGACACAGTTAGATGCTAAGGCTCCCATTGATGGAGCTACGTTTACAGGCACTACTACCATACCTACTGCTGACATCAATGGTGGAGCTATAGACGGTACTGTCATTGGTGGCTCATCCGCTGCTGCTGGTAACTTTACTACTCTAGGAGCCTCTGGTGCTATTACAGGTACTCTGGGTACTGCTGCACAGACTAACATTACAAGTGTTGGTACTCTAGGTAGCTTAACAGTCTCTGGTGATGTTACTGTAGATACAAACACACTGAAGGTAGACTCTAGTAACAATCGTGTAGGTATTCTTAACGCATCACCTGATGTATCCTTAGACATTGGTTCAGCCACAGACGCTATGCACGTACCCGTAGGTACTACTGCACAAAGACCCGGAAGTCCTGCTGCTGGATACTTTAGATACAATAGCACTACAGGTGGATTTGAAGGCTACACAGACGCTTGGGGAGCTATTGCTGGCGGTGGTGGTGGAGTAGCACCTAGTATTGACACAATGACAGGTGATGGTTCTGACACCACACTTGCGCTTACTAATGCTCCTGTTAATGAGAATGCTACTTTTGTAACTATTGACGGCGTAACTCAACACAAAAGCACCTATAGTGTCTCTGGTACTACTTTAACATTCTCTACTGCACCCCCTACTGGTTCTGCTGTAGAAGCTATTACACTTAACACTACTACAATCAATACTGCTTCTATTCTACAGGATGCTGATGGTGATACCAAAGTACAAGTAGAAGAGTCCAGTGATGAGGACAAGATACGCTTTGATACTGCTGGTACTGAGCGTATGATTATTGATAGTACTGGCGTGGGTATTGGTGTTGCAAGCCATGATGGCACTCTCCATGTCCACACCGCCAGCGCAGGCACTGTCGCGGCATC